AAATCGGGCAATAACTTGGGATTTTTAAGAGTAGAAACAGATAAAGATGGTAATGAGGTTTCAATTGATCTATCTGAAAAAATGATTGCCAAAATAGATATTAATGATATACCCTTTGCAATTAATTCAATAAATCCATATTGTGGGTTTTGGATTTATGATAAAAAGGAATTTAATCGATTTACGAATAGCCATTATTATGATATGGCAAATATTGAAGGATATAACATTCGGGAAAAAAGCGCAGTTGGTCTTCATGGTATGAAATCGCATTGGTATAAATATTCCATTATTCCTATTATAGATAAGCAGGTTATTGATGAATGTAAGGTATATCATCTTACGAATAATTATCATACCGAAAATTCAATATTCATAAATGATCTAATTGAATAAAATCACGCATCAGATAGATCGCCTGAAACAGCTATATTTCCTGCTACACCTATTTTATCCATAACAATTACATTTGGTTTATTGTTTATAAACTTTGCAAATATGTTCTCGTATCCAATGCATTTTCTAAAATCATCCTCGGAATTTATTAAAAATTCATACCAATCGTAGACGCTTGTCTGTGGTAATTTATAAAGTGATGTTAATGCATTTGTCGTATCATTATCGATATATTTTATTACTGCATGTTCATTATCAAAATTAGAATATTGAAAGTTCTCCGTAAGCCAATATCGGCCGCTTATTTTAAAGAAGTTTTTAATTGCGATTTGATTTGAAAATAAATAATGTATAGCATACATCGTCATTGTTCCTTCACCCATTGCCTTCGATGGTGTAAACATGCGGTTTATAAGATTTTGGTTATTTGTGTCCATAATATTCATAAAAATATCCACCTTCGATTTTAAATAGTCAGATTCTTCGGTTGTGAATTGAGAACATTCTATTAAAAAAATCTTATTATCTGGTATTTTTTCACGTGCCGTCTCAATTGTTCTCTTCGTTTGTTCAAAGCGCTCTTCCCGTGTATAAATACTTCTAGTTTTTATATAAGATAGTGGAGTGTTTGGTGTATGAATAATAGAAGTAATTAATGTAATATTCATTTGAAATATATAAATATAGACTATATATTTATATAACTGCGTTATGAAAATCCTATTTATTAATTACGGTATTCATCATAAAAATAAGGATGCCATACAAAAATATAAAAACGTAGATATGGACATTATTGATAAGTTTGATAATCCTGATATATCAAAATATGATATTATTTATAATCCTTCTGAGCCAATAAATGTCAAGGATTATCCTGATAAAAAATTCATTTTTGGTCCTCATTTTTCAACATTTCCAAATCATAAAATATCCAAAATATTAGGATCGAATTCAATATATATACAACCGAGTGAATGGGCTGCAGATATTTGGAGACAAGTTGAGATATGTAAACAATTTAAAATTCGTGTATTGCCGTTTGGTGTTGATACAGATAAATTTTGCGAGGATGTGCCGTTGGGTTCTCGAAATAAGGTTTTTATTTATTTTAAAAATAGAAATCCACTTGAACTTCGATATTTGGAGCATCTTTTAAAATCACAAAATATTGAATACAAAGTATTTGATTATAAGGCTAGATACCCAGAGGAAGAATATATTCGTTATTTAAAACAAGCAAAATTTGGTATTTGGTTAGGGTGCCACGAAAGCCAAGGATTTGCTTTACAAGAAGCCCTGTCCTGTAATGTTCCATTGTTTGTATGGAGTGTTCAATCTATGAAACAAGAACATGATTGTAATTATCCGGATTTTTATGCTACTACCATTCCCTACTGGGACTCACGATGCGGAGAATTTATTTATACGATCGATAATTTTTTCCCACTATTTCAAAAGTTCTTAGGTAATCTAGAATCGTATCAACCAAGAGAATACGTTTTAGAGAACCTTAGTATTGGCGTTTGTGAACAAAAATTTATTGATCTTTTACATAGTTTTACATAAAAATACAAACCATGGCGATTTGTATTTTTTTATTCCCCCCCAAAATTTTCGCTAAGGAAAATTTATATTTTTACACCGGTTGTCGCATGTTTAGCACATGGCTTAGCGGTCGCTGTCTCGAGTAAAATTAATCCATTTTTATTTAACTGAATTAGAGTATAAGAAATTTTAGATGTAAATCATGAATAACACATGTGCTAGAGTTATAACTCAGTATTATATTCTAAACATACCTTGAGTGCTATGCACCTCAAAAGGATATAGAATTGTGTATCATGGTTTTACACCCTTCAACAAACATAACGGCGGCATTACATTGTTGATGGGTGTATACATCGGCCATATTGCAGTTTCGAGACAACATTTAATATGCTTAGTAGTTTAAGTCCTTTATAAGTAATATAGTTTTATGTGTTTATAAAAGAAAAACCAAATATGTGAAAATTATAAATGCAAGACGGCGATATTTCTGAGTCTACTGATGATTTAGATATGTCATGGATTCATGAAGAAGAACGTATTCAAAATATAGAATCCAATTATTATCGAGAACCTATGGAAATCATAAATGCTTATTTTATTTATATTAACCAAAATCATTATATTGATAAGATTTTATGCGAAAGATTCGATTTAGAAACATCCGCAGATGGTTCGGGTTCTCTATTAAAGAAAGAAACGTTGTTGCAAATTATACAAACTAAAAAAATCAAAACTCTGCATTCAAAATATAAACTACTTGATATACTTAAATATCATGTTGATTTAGAACCTGAGCATATACAGGCTTATTCTAAAAATGGAGAACTTGATGTGGACATAAAAAACTCAAAATTCTTTACTACTATTGGAATATTTGATGAAGTACTCTTTAGCCCTTCTATTTTTATTTTTCATAGCATAAATGGTCTTTATTTTTTTTTCCAAGAGGTTGAGGTTGAAAAAACAAAGCAAACCCCTAAGAAGAGTTTAAAATCTATCTTAAAAACAGAAATCCGAGAACCAAATAAAACAAAACGTGTTAAAATATCAATGAATCAAATAGAGTATTCTGATCAATATAAGTCTAGACATCATAAAACAAGGAAACAAAAACAATAATTATACAAATATGTAAATAACATAGATACAAGTATATGTTATTTATCTACTCCTTATGGATACAGATTACGATAATGAGATAAATTATAAATGCTTAAAAGAGTTTCCAAACATGGTTTCTATTGATTATCACGTTTTTTTCAAGGAGCGCATCTGTTATTTTTATTTGAATCTTACTCGTAAACTATCGCACCGAAATGTTCTCGAATTATCCAAAGAATTTACGGATGTACTTCGACTATTAAAAATATACATACGTAAATCTCAACAAGAATATCTTCCTTATTTGGCATTATTTTATAGAATGCTTGGCCAAACCAGAGATGTTTTGCTTGGAAAAGGAGAACATGAGATATCGTATATGATGCTTCTCGCATTTTATGAAGTATACCCTATACTCGCCATTTACGCTCTTTATAGATTTGTACAACCCATAGTCGGATTGGAAAACTCCTACGGATCATGGCGTGACATAAAATACATATGTGCATATATTCGAGAACATTCTGCAAAAGGAGATTCTCATGAACTTATTAAAATTAGTATTGAACTTATGAATGCGCAACTTTTAAAGGATCTTGAAACCTGGCGATTTTCTCTTCATCCTCGTTCTCAAAAACATATATCAAATGTTGCAAAATGGATACCCAGAGAAAATAAACAGTTTCATTGGCTATTTGAACGACTCGTTGTTGACTGGACGTTAGATAATAAACCGTATATATTTGATACATTTACAAAACCAGATTCTATTCTTAAGGCGGTAATGAAGGCCAAGCGCCTGTATCGAAAAAAGGTGTCTTTTTTAAATAAGGCATTGGATACAACCGAAATTAAACAATGTTCTCAAAAAATATGCGATATTGAACCGAGTCGTGTTGCCTGGCATACACTTATGAAACAACCCAAACTTATTTTTGGAATGGATGAAACATATAAGGAATGTTCTCAAAAAATAAGAGAACATATTGTAAAAAACAATAAGGTGGATGAAGGCGATAGTTTTTCAAATTACTATCCGATCTCTTTTTTTGTAAAAGAGGCGCTACATCTTGCCAATATTGGTTCTCAAAAAGAAGAGAAAAAAGTAGAAATTGATATTTTAAATCGGCTTTGGACCAGATTTTCGAGAACAATATCAAAAGATGGTTTTGATAATGTTTTACCGATAATTGATTCCTCATTTTTTATGCAAGCTATAGATTCAGAAGAATATTATACAGCAATTGGATTCTCCGTATTAGTTGCAGAACGCAGTAAATTTGGGAAGCGAATCTTAGCTGTAGATTATCAATCTACTTGGATTAATCTAGATGGGTGTGATGATTTTGTATCTATGATTGAGAACATTCATCAAACTAATCTATACAGGTCCAATACAGAATTTGTCATGGATAATGTCTTAGAATTACTTGCTTATTCGCTTTTGCAATCGAAGGCGAGTCGGCGATTTATTGAAAATATGAACCTCGTCCTCCTTAGTGATTTCAAATCCCCCTTGTCGATTACAGCATTTAAAGTGCCATTTATAAAACTAGGTCTTTCTTGTCCAACTCTTATTTGCTGGAATTTGTCAAAGCACGACATTGTCGACCCATTTTATAACATAGATGACAATATCGTTGTAATGTCTGGTATATCCAATGGATGTTTTCGTTCATTGAGTTCTGTCTTACAGAATTTCAAGTTAGAGAAAAAGGGAGTATTTGAGAACATTCGTATGATTCTTAACGATGGACGGTACGACGTTTTGGAATCTTATTTGAAACACGTCGTTTCCGTTTGATTAAGCATTCACTCGATTATATACGACGCTCTCATGTTTTTTATCTACGAGCACAGACATCGCCATATTTTTTTCCAAAGCCTGTATGGATTCTTTTTTACCATATTCAGACCGTATTTTTTGCTTAATATTTTTAAGATTTTTACGGTTTATTGTTTTAAACAGCGCAATTATTGTATTTTTCACAATAGTTGGTAAAATTCTTTCACTAGGAATAGTCATTATGTTTTTCTTTAAGAACTCTCTATACTTATTTAATGCCGGGTCCTCTACATAGGTCTTAAGTGCTAGTTCTTCAAAAATAAATAAATAAATAATATTTAA